AATAGCCTATATAGTTCTTCTTTTCATCCCCCTGTATTTTATAGATACCACCTACTGTAGGTGTTCCATATTTTTCATCTCCATTCAGGGTGGGAAGTTCATTAAAAGTCTGTACGGTTTTAACAATATCTCCGCCTGAAAGGGTACTATTAAATGCAGGAACAACCTGATTATTGGTAATGAAAGTATAGTCGGCTATGGTACACGCCTTATACCTATTAACGGGGGTTCTTGATCCCGTTGTAAGATAATTTTTTACAGTATTATCTGAAGTGAAGACAAGTGCACTGTCCAGTGTCCCGTAGCGCACTTCACACATGACCCCTTTAAGAGTGAATATCTTGATAGGGCTTGTTGTGTCTGAAGTTATGAGAACGTAATAATGCTCGGACTCGTCCCTAGAATAGATATGGACAAAATCAGAAGATGCTGAAAACTCCCCAGGAGTATTAGAACAACTCTCTAAAAAGTGTGTCCCAGGTCTTTTATACATTCCATCAACAATAGAGCAAGCCATGTTTACCTGATCCTCTATCTGTGTATCGAGGCGCAAACTTGCTGGCTGCTGTGATACTCCATTATAGAACCCAGGGATTGTTTTAGTGATTAAGCCCATTAGCGCCACCTATTCCTATAATAGAGAGCGCGCGCCACGGCGGGGTTTGCGAGCATCGTGGCATCCTTATTCCTCTCTTCCATACCTTTGAAAAGGATACGTGCCTCGTTGACTTCGGCTCTTGCCATTTTATCCAAGGTATCGGAACCTACATAGTCCTTTTGAAAAGACCTCTTAGCTAGGGCGGTTACATATACCTGAACATGATTGGGAAGGTCATTGAAAGGCAGAAAAAACACAATATCAACACAAGCATCACTTTGGAAAATATAGGTGTGCTTTTCTTTATCATAAAGAAGACCTCCTCTAATTACATAGTCTTCGCTAGAGTTTACAGCATCTACATTCAAGGTATTAGAGGGAACCTGAATGTTGCCTTCTTCATTCCTTGTAAGAGTGTAGTTAGTTTCATGGTTACAGTTTAGCCCTAATGACTGGACATTACGGGATTCTCTTAAAAGGACACTCTTAGCCACGGCAGCTAATGTGACTACCTCTGCTTCTGCTAAGGTATTTACAGGAAGCTCTCCTATAGCTGAAAGCATAGCATTGATAGCGTCCAGTTCGGTCATACGCATCTGGTCACTCATTTCACCCTCCTGATATAAATTGAAAAAAAAGGACACAAGGATTTCTCCCTGTGTCCTTCGTAATAGGTTAGAATGTTAAGGCTTTACAGGAGCGCCTGTACGCAACTCTACTGCACATTCAGGCCGAAGGGCGCCATGCCCCATAGCATAACGAGCCACCATCAGTGTACCCTGTCTGCGGATATCCCATTCAGACTGAAGGGAGAGGTCCATGAGCTTTACAGTACCGACAGCATCAGGATACCAAGCCACTCCCTTAGTGGTGGTCCCGTTGACGGCATGGAAAGTCAGAGAAGACCCGTCAGCAAAGGGCAGATTGGGCGTGGGAACAATGTTGATACCGGCTACGCGAGGCAGGGTAGCTTCAGAGATAGAACCCTTACCATCAATGTTCTTATCAATCAGGGAGAACCCATTGGCGCTCATCTGACGGATAAGGAAGTAATAGTCGGCGGGTTTCAGGGCCAGATAGCGCTGTTCTTTAGGAACCCACTTGTTATCAAAGTTTTCAGCCACCTGATAGATAGCGTCAACCCACGCCTTAAACCTGTCAGTGTCGGTGGCACTTCCAAGGTTGGCATCAGTGATCACCAGCCCACCATCACCGTCAGTGAGGGGGGAGTCAGCACGAGCAGCCAGCATGAGTTCACGATATACGTTCTGATCAAAGGTCACTGCAAGACGTTCACCCATCTGCTGTGCATAACGGGAGCGTACATCATAGTGATTCAAGGCATCGTCGATATCGGGGATAAAGACGTGGGAGAGAAGCAGACCATCAATATTGATGACCTGTTCTGCATGATTAGCTACCTGACCAGTGAGCTCCGTACCGGGGACATGATACTCACCGTCAGGCATCCTTCCCATGAGGGGAAACTGCTTATTGTGTTAGCTCCGATTGCTCGGAGTGTCGGACTATCCCTTCCACCCATTCAGCAGCTTTATGGATAACTGCCGGGTCGTCGCGTAAACCTCCAATAGCCAGATTACACTTAGAACAAAGGAGACCTCTTATCTCTCCTGTAGTGTGATCATGGTCTACACAAAAGGCTTTATACCGTTTGGAATGTAGGCGTTTCCCACATATCCCACAACGACCTCTCTGCTTTTTATATAGCTTCCAGTATATTTCATCAGTAACACCTAGAGTTTTTTCTCTAAGCTGACTGATCCTGCAAGCTTTACATGTAGAGTCCAATCTTCCAGTCTTCTTATCCTTTTTATAGAAGTCTTTTGGACTCTTCGCTTTACCGCATATTTTGCAGATTATTAGGGTTGATCCGTGTCTAGTCTCTACACCTTCGTGCGTCTTGCACTGTCTTGGCTCGGGATTGTCCCTGTGGGAGTTCCCCGAATTTACGGATAGTTTAGAGTCGGCCCAGTTTCTCATGGGAGGGTTAAGCCGACTTACCATGGTCAATGGTACGAACATAATGCTTGTCAAGAATTGTGGTGGACTGTTCAAAAGCGGTCATTACCTCACCGGCAAAGACCTTGAGCATAAGCGCTCTGTCCTGTTCCAAAGTACCCGTAGTCTGGTTGATAGAGCCGATACGAGTAGGGGTAGAATTAGCCAAATTTTTCTCCTTTGTGTTTGAGTTAGGTTATACGTTAGTGATTGATTAAAGGCGCGAAGAACGGGCTAGTTTGGTTCGTACCTGGGACTGAAAAGCTGTGTCTGTCTTATACTCTGGACGTGCCATGTCTCTCTTGACTTCTGCCCAAGAGCTATAAGCCCCCTGAAAACTGTTGGGGACTCCTTCTGTGTTCCCTGAAAGCAACTGGATTTCATGGGAAGTGTTGGCCTGTGTAAAGCGTGAATATAGGCCCTGTACTGCGAGTTTAGCCAAGGCAGGATTGCTAGAATAGACTGCATCATTGAAGGTCTTCTTCTCTTCAGGGGTGAGGGATTCTTTAGCCCACTGCTGCATCGCCTGATAGCTTTCTCTACCTCCTGTCATGTCAAAGATTTCTGTTGTAATCTTCTCACTTTCCTGCTGCTGTAATGTCTGCTGTGCCTTGACACCCGCAAGATAATCCTGAACAACATTTTCAGGAATACCTTTAGCTACAATACTTTTGATACTTTTTTCAGAAAGGCTACCATTTTCCTGAAACTCTGCAAAATACCCTGCCCAATCCGTTTCAGAAAAGTTTCCTCCTTCTTCTTGAGAAAGTTTTCCATCATCGTCACCTTCTCCTTTGTTTTGTTCATCATCTCCCTTTTCCTCTTTTTCTTCGGGAACACGCAAACCATCTGCTTCCTCTGCCTTAACTTCTTCTTTGGGGAGTTCACTAGTGGACTTTTCAATACCATCCACCTTAGTGCTCATCTCCTGATTATGTTGTTCAACTTCTTCAAGAGATTTACCACCCCCTTGAAGAGGTGTCACATTCACTACATCAGCCATTTATCCTTCTCCTTTACTGTGACTGGGGCTGCTGCTGTGCCATCACCTGTTCAGTGATCTGCGGGGCAAGCTGCTGTGCCATTTGCATTTGTTGGGCCTGTGCTTGTTCTTGTGCAAGCTGTTCTTCAGTCTTGATAATTCCTTTGCACACCAGCCCAAGGTTGGTTCCTGCTCTTCTTAAAAAGCCTGAAGTGTTTATAGCAGCCGTACCACCATCTCCCAAGGATTTAGCCACGTCCAAAAGCTGCATCATCTTGTTTAAGTCGTGCCCTCTGGATAACGCCTCAATACCAGTAGTAATGACGGGTGTTACATCTCCCTCCCCAAAGGAAGGCAGCTTCTTCTTTTTCTGAAGAATAGAGATAATGAGTTTGACCAAGGGAAGCTGTAGCTCGGTAGCTAGAATTGAATAGATACCACCCAAGGCATCTTCTAACTCCTGCGCCATATAACGTATCTCTTCCGCCGTAACCCGCTCTGCTGTGCGCTGTATGCTGGAATGAAGTAGGAAAGCCTGTTCAAGACGGGAAGAAATGTCCCGGATAGCCTGTAAAGCCAAAGTCAAGTCTTGAGCCTTATCAGACTGTAAAGCTTCTACATCGGCCCTGTTACCGGAAACGAAAGAACCATTGTCTGCCTTTTCTAAATCTTTAGTATTGGTAGTACCATTAGGGTTTACCATCCAGATAAGAAGAGATGAAATGTCTACACTTTCCAGTACGTTTTGAGAGAGTCCTTCAAGACTATAAAAATCTCCAAGATACTCTTCAACATGGCCTCGACCATAATGGTCGGAGTCTGCCTGGGTCCATCTCAAAGGTATCCAACGAAGTTCATCAGTCTTATACTTCTTAGGGGCCTTGTGTGTAACTTCAGATAGAAGTTTGCCCTGTACTTCCTGATCTACTTCAAAGGTATCTTTATCAAGACGACGAACCTTTGTATAAACTTCTACTGTTTCTTTATGAGTGCTTCCCTGCTGTATCTCCCCGGTGACAGAAGAGCGCAAAGGTTCCTCAAGGCTAGAGATATGAACCTCTTCTTTTGTGACCAACTCTAGCAAGTTTCCCACCCCATCGCGCAACACAACATAACGATCGAGAGGAAAGACCTTTAGCTTGTCAGAGTCTTCAGGGAAATAAAGAAGCACGTTACCGGATACTACAAGCAAGCGAAGGGCCTTCCATAGGGACACCCTTACACTTTTGAGTTCGATAAAGTCAGTAATGACTTTCTCCATCTCTGCCAGAAAGCCTTCCATCTTCTCATTAAATTGTGTATCTCTTTCAGCCATTTCAGCATAATCTTTATTGTCCAAGGAAGGCTTAAGGCGAAAGAATGGAGAGTTTGGAGGTAGGAGAGTAAGCAAGAGCTTAGAGGCGAGGTTATTGACCGCTCTAGCACCCAAACTTTGATAAGGTGTAGGAAGTACGTCAGCTTCCGTATAACCTTCAGGAGGAAGCAAGGAGGGTACAGTCAATTTTGCACACTCCCTGCCCCGCTCCACCAAGGCTAGACGGTTCATATCCAGTTTATCGTAACGACTCTTGATCGTGGAATGATTTTCTAGCATCTTGTTAATCCCTTCCATTAGCTAGGGATACCCAAGCCACTCTTGGTATCCCCTGTAAGAGGTACTTGAAGGGCTTTTGTACCTTTGTTCTTCTGCTTCTTTTTCTTTATGTCTTCATCGTCTCCAAAGACTACATCGGGTTCTTCGGGTACTGGTTTTTCTTCAGGTATATCGACATGGGGACTACTGCCACCAGACATAGACTTACCTCTCTGGGTTATATTTTATAAGTTCATCCCTTTTCTTAAGGGCTACCAATGTTTTCACCAGTTCTCTTTTCCCTGCATACATCCAGATCATTCTTTCAGTATCTAGGACATCAGGACATTTTTCTGGATAACATTTATTTAGGTCTTCAATGAGATCGTGACTGTATAATTTGATTTCCATAATATCTAATAAGTGGTCCTCATTCACCCTGCATACTTTTCATAATCTGCAAGAGCCTTTGCAACCGTCCCTGCTCCTTGATAAGTGTTATAGTGTTTCTTCCAATACGAAGCTAAACCTACAACACCATCCTTTTCTATGGTAGGCAGAGCTTCTTTGACTCTAAAATAATGCACCCTTGTCATAGCAATTTGATAGGCGAGGTTACTTTCAAGGTCCGAGATATTAGTCTGCTTCATCCTGAAACCTTCTATCAAGTGAGCAAGGTTCTTATTGTACTTTAGGTAATTCTCATGGATATCCTGTTCAGTAGCGGGTTCCATCTGAAAAACGCCTCGTGCCGGCCCCCCGTGCATCTGACGTATAAAGCTTCCTAGATGGGATTCGTGGGCTGCCGTGAGCATAAGTAGCTCTACCGCATCCGTGGAAAAAGGTATCTCTAGTTCAAGCTCTTGCAACACCTGTATAATGAGGTTTCTAAACTGACTAGGTTCAATCAAAATCTTTTCCTCTCCTGTAAATACGTTGGTTTGTACTTGCGAGATGCACACCCTGCTCTCTGGTATGGGCAGGTGTAGGACAATCTTTGAGGTACTTTCCGGTTTTAATGTAATCAAAAGAACACTTAATATAGTCAGGTATTTGATCCATTTCATAGCTGGTAAAGAGCCAAAGGGGTAGATTTAAGGATTCTAGCAGATACAGTAGCTTACACAGTTCTGAATGGCGCTGGTCCAAAGGTTCCCCGCCTAGCAGCCACAAATTACGCACTATCCTAGTATTATTCTGCACAAGCATTTTAAGCCTTCTAAACCACCTAGCAGAATAAGTCTGACCCGCTGAAAAATCCCAAGATTCGGGATTATGACACCCAGGGCAGTGCTGTCTACATCCTGCAACATAAACTTCAAGAGCTAAATGTTCTAAAGAAAATTGAGGTTCAAAGACATTGATATTGATTTCCATAAAGCTAAACTCCTCCCTTCTTAAAAGGTGTGATTGATTCTTTTAGGAAAGTCCTCTTCACGGCGTACTTTATGCCAATTCTTAGTATTAGTGAGGAAGCCCACTACACGAGTAAACGTGTCAGTAATAGGCTTACCACATATAGGACATACGGGCACACCGCTCCCAACAGTCATGTGGCCGTTCTCACATTTATTAAGAGTGTAATTGACAGCCCAATAAACCACCCCCATTTTGGCACAATGGTAAATCAACGCTCTCATTACGAGTTCACTAGTGAGCCTTTCTCCTGTAGTAACATGACAGATAGCCCCACCTGAAAAGTGTTTATCGAGGATACCCTGAATCCTAATACGATCCATAAGCACTGCATCATGTGTCAGAGGAACAAACTGATTTGAATACAAAGGGTATTCTTCTGGATTCTTTTCAAGGAGCTTGTCCTTGGTTGCAAGCTTGATTGCACTTGTTTCAGAGGGTGTCTGCTCACAGTTATGGGGAAACTCGTACAAACCTGTCAAAGACTCATTAGCTTCATTGATAACCTTAACAATCTTCAGGGCAGCTTCTTCTCCTTCAGGGGTGAGGATATCAAACCCTAGCTTTACCAAGGCTTCATACAGGCCGTTCACCCCACAAGTAGAGTATTGCTTTTTCAAATCCATAAAACCCAAAGAGTAGAGAGGCATAGCTCCTTCATTTATCCTGTCCTGAATAAAAGCCCTCTTGGTGCTATTGATACGCCCTACCCGCCCTACATAGAGTTTCAGCTCTCCTAAAAACAAAGCAAAATCTCGATGATTGTCTTCAGCAATCCTGGGCAAGTTCAACGTAACAACACCCATGCTGCCAATCTTCGTTGAACCGGCCCCAAAGCTGTTGAAGTATTCAGTGCTTGTGTCAGACCGAAGGCGACAACAAGATGAAAGCGTACTTGTCTTTCCTGTATAAATGTTGATAAATCCAAACTGCATATTGTAGTGTGCAATGTGCTGGACAAATACATCATCTAGGATTTCTCCTTCATCATTTACAGCAAAACAAGCAGTGGTCACAGGGAAAGTAAGAGGGGTTCTACAAAGCTCTTCATTCATGGTAGCTAAGAAAACGACTTGAAGCGTCAGAACAGTGTCCAAGCGCGGGACGGACCCATCAGGAAAGACATAACTAGGAAGCAAATCACGGAGAAAGTATTCGTCCATGACAGATACGTTAGTGAAAGGGCTTTGATTTCCTCGCATCGGCCAGTTAATAGTATAAATGAGGCTTGCCAAAGTTTCCTTGACATATTGCCAAACGTCTTCAGTGGTCTTAAAACAGAAATGCCCATCCTTCTTTTCTTCAAGGGCTTTATCAACATAGTGTGCCATGACAATAAAGAGGTCGGCAAAGCCTGTAGCACCCAAAGTAGCATTAGAGGCATTTACTACAAACTGTTCAAGCTGGCTCTTAAAGCTATAAAGATACTTAGGAGGCTTAGAAACAATCTTGTCGATCATAGGCAAGCCTTCCAAAGCAATGTCGAAGGTACTGTAGTTGAAGCAATAGGGCTTTCCAAAGTCTCCTGAAAAGTCATTGATATACAAAGTACCCATAAACTGCTCCTCCAAAAGGGCTTCGGCATCGGCTTGTCCATACAATTCAGTATGCTTTTTCCAGAAGAGATAGTAGTTATTCAGCCTTGTAATAGCTTTGTAAGCCTCAAAAGAATAGGCAATAACATCTTTGGAATCCACGTTAGCGTTCGCATCTACACTAATGTCACTCGTAGCCTCCTTGTTCTTGAAAAAACCTTTGGCAAACTTGTTCAGGTCAAGCTGATCCCCAATACCTTCTAGGTTCCATAAAGCCTGATCCGGGTACAAGCGCCTAAGTCTCTGCATGAAAGCTACAAAGCCTTCATCGTAAGAGAATGTAAGGGCAAAACCCTTTTGATCTTCCATATTTTACTCCTGTTTATTCATAAGGCAATACACTATCGAATGAAGGAGGACACCAAAAAAGGGGAGCCTTCTTCTGCCAATCAAAGTTACCTACCTGAAGGATACGAGCCATACAAGCTTGATTGATAGCATATTCTTCATCCAAACCTTTAGCAGCATACTCTTTCTTGATAGCGTCCCATACTTCAAGAGGTTTGATAAACCCTTTAGGAAACTCTTCAGAAAAGTGAATACAGCCTTCTATGATTTTAGATGCCTTTACCTTTCCAACACGTGGACACCCACCATAACCATCTACACCATCCCCCATAAGAGCTTGTTTGTAGAAAAGAAGCTCACCCTCAAAAGGAGTTACCAGAACAGGAACATCGTCTTTATTCCAGTTATAGTGCCATCCCGGTATCTGCCGAAGGTCTTTATCCAAGGTAGCTATACAATACTTTCCGGGATGCTTTGTAGCCAGCACACCCATCACATCGTCAGCTTCCAGTGTATAAAAACTTTTACACTTGTAATGATCCCGAATATACTTTTTGAGGTCTCCAAAGAGCAGAGGACGTTTGCTCTTGTCCCTGTTATGTTTGTAGCTTGGCAATATTTTATGCCTGAAGTTTACCTTAGAGGATATACAGTATATAGGATTTATACATTTGGTATCCCTCAAAAGTTCACTAGTGAACCTTTCAAGCTCTTTCACTGCCCCTTCAAGGTCAGTCTCTTCAGTACAAGCCCCATTAGGCCAGTTGATGATATCTTGGTTACGAAAGCCAAACTTGTAGAGGAGAATATCAGCATCTATAAGAAGCTCCATCATTGCTTCCTTTTGTTAGAAGTTTGTTGAAGAATCAAGAAGAGTGTATTCTTCAGTTTCAACCTTATAGGCCAAGGTGAAGCGTATTTCTTCTAGGACACCCTGAACGAGGCGCAGCTTCTTTGCATAACCTTCAATATCCTTTGCCACCTTCAAGCTAACAGAAGTATTAGCTCCTACTGCAAGGGTGCGCCTATTGATTTTCCTGACCTCTCCTGCCTTGGAAAAGTAATAGAGTGCTTCCCAACCCTCTTTAGCGGGATAATCCTTCAATACCTCTTTGATGTCTTCTTTACAGAATACAGGTTCCACGTTTGAACACCCCATACTTGTTAAGTGTAGCTACAAAGAGGGCGCACAACACAAGAACACCTAGGCAGCCACCCCAAAAGGGGATCAATACAAATCCCCATCCCCAATCGATAACTCTACCAAGCTTCAAGCCAATGAACAAAACCTGTAGAAGCATCAAAAAACGAAACATGCTATACTCCTTTCTTGAGGGCCATAAAGTCGGCCAGTTTACGATAACCAAAGGATGCGCTGACGCTCACCCCAACCATCCAGCGATACCATTCAGGAGTCTGACCTAAAGATGCAAAACCCTTTGTGACGTACTCTACCATCCCAGGAACAAAGCAAAGTATACACGGGAGACTTAAGATGATTGTCCAATACTCATCCTTCCACCCACCCTGATTGATCTGTGTATTCTCCCAGGCAATGTCACCTTCGGTCGTGGTCATAAGCTTTTTACAAGTAGCTTCGGTCTTGGCTTTCTGAATAGCCAGATCGCCTTCAAGCTTCACCTTCTTGCGTTCCTGCCAGCCCTTCACCGCTTCTGTGATAGGACTGATAAGGGAACCAAAGAAACTAAATAGTTCCATTACCCTCCTCCCTTTCTTCTTCTTCTCCTTCGCAATACTGTGCCCACTTGTCCAACAGTGAGCGTACCCTCTCCTTTTCGTGGTAGAGGTAATCCATACGCTTGTGAATTGTGCGCCGGTCTTCATAAAGCTTTTCAGACTCTTCTATACACTTCATAAGATGATCTGAAAGAAGCTTGTAAGTTTCGGCAGCGGATTCGCTAAGCTCCCCGCTGATCGGCGGCGTTATAGTTTGCTGTTTCATATTTGCGTATCCTTTCGTTAGGCGCTCAAGTTTTTGAGTGTGACTTCCAGCATCCGTTTTGCCGGAATGTCGGGCATAATTGAAATGGCGGCGATAATACCGGCCCGCACGTTTAATAAAACCGCCTTTTCAA